TCTACAGTTTGTTTAGGTTTAGATAAAGGTTTCATAGGTTTTGTACTCATTTTAGTTCACCATCTTTATATTCTCTTCCAGACATAATATTATCAGTTCGTACAATCAAATATTGAACAATCTCATTAAATAAACCGAGTGCCTTATTTTTGTCTTCACAATCTGGAAATAAATCAAAAAATTGTTCCTCTAAATTTGTGATATGTTCATCCCTTGTGTTTGGTATATCACCTATATGTTTCCACATACTTTTCTCCTATTATTTCGATTCTGATATTGAAGCTTTACGATAATCTGTTACCAGTTTTTTTATCTCTCCAATATGTTTTCTTGCTCTACCACCAGCTGCTTTGTTACCTTTTTCAGCATGTACTGCGTGATTTAGATCAAATTCTTCAAAGTGTTCTTTGATTTTTGCGTGTAGTTCTTTAACTGTTGCCATTTTGTTTCTCCTGTTGTTTTGTTTAAATGATTTCGTCCACTAAACCGTATTTCAAACACGTTTCAGCATCCCACATTAAATCATGTTTTAATATTTCATTTAATTTTTTGACTGGAACTTTTGTATATTTCTTATATACATTTTTAATTGTGTCCATCATCAAATCTAAATTTTGTTTTGCATCTTGAAACTCTGAATATTTTCCCCAAAAGTTTGAAGATAATTGATGTATTAACATATATGAATGTCTACTAATAAATCTCTTATTACCCACTATTGAAAGAAATGTTGCTGCACTTGCAGCAAATCCATCAACATATGTATAAACTGGGACTTTACATCTCAGTATTGTATCCATTGATGCTATTCCTGAAATAAGGGAACCGCCTCCCGAATTTATATGTAGATGAATAGGATATGGTTCTACATCCAAGTTATTTGCCATTGTAAAACTTCTTACTTGTAATTCACCAATCTTTTTATTTAGTTCTGCTGCACTTTCTCTATTCACTCCTGCATAATAATAAATCTTGTTCTCATGTACTGCTATATGTTTTTCTGTAATTTCTTTATTATTAACTGCTTTCTTAACGGGAGAGTTTTTCTCTCCCCAATACTTTTCTTCCATTATGTAATTACTCCTAATATTTCTATTAACATTGCCATTGCATTTATCTCTTTATCTACTACATGGGTATCGGATGATTCATATCGTGCAATAATCAAAATACATTCTGCTATATGACCCGTCCCATAAGTATCTACTTCATCGTATAACAATCTGAAAAAATCTGCAAAATCTGTAACTTTTGCATCTGCCAGTATTTGTCTTATTTCTGTAAATATTTCCTTTCGTGTTTTACTTTTAGTCTGTATTACTTTTAATAATTTTAATTTATAATCACTCAATATAATTTCTTGAGCATCTAATTTAAGTTCATTCTTTACAACTTGTCGTTGTGATGTATTTATAACTTTTCTAATATCTGGATATCCACCATTAATAATAGTTGCTATATCATCTACTTTAAAAATTACATTCTCATTTTTTAATATATTTGATAAATGAACTGCCACTTCTTTCTTTGATGGTGGAATAATCTGAAATGATTGACACCGAGATTGTATCGGGTCTATAATTCTCTCGACATAATTACAAGTTAGAATAAACCTACAATGTTTCGAGAATGTTTCCATCAGATTTCTTAATGCTGCCTGTGCGTTAGGTGTAATGTAATCACACTCATCTAAGATAATAACTTTCATATCCTTAAATCCCATCGTGGATGCGAAGGTCTTCACTTTAGTTCTAACAGTATCTACATTATTCTCATCACTAGCATTAATATATAGATAATCACACTCTATATTATTAACAAGTAATTTAGCGAGAGTGGTCTTACCTGTACCAGCTCTTCCGTACAGTAAAAGATGTGGCAAGTCTCCACTCTCAAGGTATATAGACACTTTACTTTTGAGATGTTCGTTCCCTATGTAAGTTTCCATTGTTGAAGGCCGATAGCGTTCTACCCATAACCCGTGATCTTCTTTTATAATCATATTTTTTTCCATGTCCAAATTGGTTCAGCAAATAATCCTTCTTTTACTGGTAAGATATATTCTGGTTTTCTATTAGTTTCTTCTGTTACTTTAGCAGTTCCAGCTCCTATTGAATTAGGTCTTTTTGCCATTTCATAACCAACACAACCCTTATATTCACTATCTTTAAATGTATCTAAAAAGTCGTTCATAGGATCACAAATAGGTAGCCAACCCTTTGCCTTCCTACCTTTACTCGATGCATTTACATCACTTATATTCACTAATAAATATCCACCAGTTTTAATACTTCTCCATAAATTATTCAACGTTTTCTGTAAAAACTCTGTATTCCAATCATCTATATCTTTATATCTAACCCAACTTTGTGTATCATCATAACTATAACGCTCTACATTAAAATATGGTGGTGAAGTGAATACCAAATCAAAATAATTATCATATTGTGAAAAATCAAACTCCTCAGCGGGAGAACAATGAAATTCAGACTTTCTCTCTTGTTCGAAAAATCCTAAATGTTTGTTGTAAAACTTTGATTGTTCTTCATATATTGAATGGTTCTCTTTACGTGGGTCAATACCAACATAATGTTTCCCATAATCACTCGCGTAAAATCCAGCCAGTCTATCACCCCATCCCATAGAAAAATCAAGTATGGTCTCTGCCTTAAACATATCATAAATTGATTTTGCTACATTTGGTTTGAATTGAGAACATATATACTTACGAAGTCCAATACAAGACCTTAATGTTCCCCTATCTACCTTCTCTACCTCAAGTGTGAATAATGAACCTAACAAAGTATACATAAACTTTGGATTTCCCCAAGTCCTAACTGGACCTGGAGAAATAGTTCCATCTACCGACCATCTATTATACTGTTGGAAATAATTACTAGCGTCATTTCCTCTATTTATCCTTCGTATAATTTTCTTAGTTAACGGCCATTTATATTCTGACCTTGCGTACCATTCAGATTCTTTTAAGTAATCAGGCCATTGTATTCCCTTTAACTTCATAAAATCTTTGTAAGCATCTTTTTTGGTCAACTCTTGTGTAGGTAACTCATAATCCTTCAAAATCTCTACGAGAGTTTCTTGAATATCTGGTCTATCAAAAGTTTCTTTTATGTAAGCCCATTCCTTTTTATCTATTTTAAGGTAGGGCTCCATATTTTTAAACTTATCAAAGTAATCTAAATACATTGATAACCGATTTGATTAATCTACACTTTGACTAGCAACTAAATTATAAACTGCATCATAATTATCTACTTTAAAAGATGCTCTTGCCAATCCTTTACTCGAAATTTCCATACTTGCACTTTCACATTCTTTATTAGCCTGTAAAACTTTTGCAAACAGTTCCGCGTTAAAGGACAATGGGCCAACATCACTAAAAGTATCTACCGTTACTGGTAAATTAACCCTGTTAGTATTAATAGCCGAATAATTAATAACAAATTTACAACTATCCGTATTAGCATCTGTCAAAACTGTAAAAGTTTCTGATTCAGCTAATGCATTTTTACCAGAAATAAATTTCGTTATAAACAAACTATCTATTTTTAACGACAATTCAAACTCTGGAACACTTTTCATTGATGGTACATCTGGAATAACCGATAAATCACTCAACATATAATTTACAGATGCATATGAGTCTTCAAATTTAATCGAAACCACTTTATCTTCTGATTTAACTACTGTTAAATTAATATCATCATTTAAAACACTTAGTAAACTAGCCAACTGTTTAGTATCGTAGATTCCCAACTGCACATCTTCAAACTGAAAAGTATCTAAAGTAACCTTTCCAAGTAAAGACTTATCCAAAGTTATAAACTCAGTAGTTAAAACTTCATTATTTACATTCAAAACCACCGAATTCACACTATCTCCAAGTGAATATTTACTTATAAACCTATCTAAATAAGCTTTATTCATTTTGTATCTCCTATATTACATTTATTAATTAATTGTTGATATATACATATATATATATCTATTTTATTTCCCAAAATCAAAAAAATCTTTCTAAAGTATATCTTTCATCTACGGGTAATCCATATCCCATCGCATCATAAAACATTTTAATCTTCTTTTTAAGTGCCTGATTATATAACTTATCAACATCAATATATTTTTTAATATATTGTAAAATTTCTGGAGGGTCTTCATCCCCTTTATATGCTAAAACTGCTAAGCTAAGTGGATTTTGTTTTAAATAAACCCATTTAATTTTTTCACCACTCGCTATTTTTGAATATCTTTTTTTATCATAATAATCTATCATATCATTATATGCTAAAGATGCCTTTACATGAACGGGTGTGGCCTTGGCATAATATGTTGTTATTAATTTACCACCTATTGTTCTATCCCCATGGTGGAAATTTCTCTCATCTACTTTTTTTATAAATTTACCTAATCGTTTAACTCCTGTCGGTGATGAGATTTCATCATAACTCATCGACTTCATACCCTTTTTAAACTTAAAAATTCGTTTATCTATTTGTTCTTTGGGTACATTTACTAATAAATCTTCCAATACTTCTGATAATAAAGACTTCATTCCTCTTGCAAAAGAACTTCTAACCGTATCTAATCCCTTAACGTGAGTTTTATTAACTTTTCTACCTTCCTCGTTAATAATCTTTAGTCCGTAACGTTTCTTAGTTACAAATAAACCACTCTTAGCAATAACCTCTTGTTTAATTTCAAAATAATGTTTATCTAAATTTAAAAATCTCTCTGCAAATAAATCATAACTCTTATTCAAATACGCCTGAATTTCATCTGCAATATTTAGAATATGTTGTGTCATAATAGCTTCAGCGTTAGTGTCAATTCCTTTATGTCGTGATTTAACCAACGGTGTGGCTGATGCAAAAATAGAATCTGTATCTATATAGATAACATAATCTTCATCCGTACCAAGTTCTTTATTATAATAATGATTTGTAATTTTCTTACTAAACTTAATGAGAGATTGACCTGTATAAGTTACAGCCTCTGCATTATCTAAATCATAGAAACGAAATACTGGTAAACCCAATACACCATATAGAGAATTTAACAAAATCTTCTGTAAATATTGTCGTCTATTAAAATATTGAAATTTCTCATCATTACCGTCATCGTTAAATTGTTTTGCTAATTTTCTAAATTGAACTCTATCGTCAAACCACTTACCAAGAATTGCTGGAATTAATCCTACTTTATCCATCCTATACAATATCCCATTAGAACTAATTGACACATCAGTTTTTTCAAAATACTCTTTTAATTCTGTTTCTGTCAACTTTCCTTTTTCTTTATCACCAACCATTATTGTATATGTTTTTTTATTATCTTTTTTAATAAATTCTTTAGAATCCCACCCCACAACCTTACCTATTTTAGTATCTGGTGATATATTCAATGACCTAATAACACTTGGATACATAGATGTAATATCTAAATCATAAACCCATTCATGTCTACCTTGTATTGGGTCTTGAACATACGCCCCTGCAAACTTATCTTCTCTCGCCCGTTTAGTCATTAAAGTTCTTGCATTTTTATTCTTATTTGGTACAACCACATCTATTTTTTTACAATAGACTAAAATTGCTCCTTCTAAATAACGAGAACTTGCGTAAATATCTTCATATGATACATGACCAATATGACATATACCTCGTGATATTTCAATATAATCTAATTTCTTATCTAACTCTACAACTATATGAACATCATTTAAGTTATATTTTACAAATCGTTTTCTATCATTCTCATATAACTCATTTAGAGTTCCCTCATAAGAAACCTTTTTAATTCCTATCTCATCTTCACCAACTGAATCTAACCTATAAGACGGTTTTAAACTCGGTGTAAACTTTTTATATAATCCTAAATAATCTAAACAACTAACTCCCGCTATTTCAAATCTCTGTCTATAATCTGAATATTTAACAACTCCTATTGGTGATAATAACCCTGCAAACTCTTGACCTAATAATTGAAGTACTCTATT